CCCGGAGGCCCTGGTATTCCTGTACCAACATCAACAGTTACTGTTTTCAATGGTTCAGATGCTGCTTGACTCAGAGCTGTCGCTCCCAGAAACCCGCTCGCTCCTGCCATCACTGATCCCGTCACTACCAGAATCGTCACTTTCGGAGTGATCTTCATCTTTCACCTCCTTAGCGGCTCGTCTTGCTGACATAATCGCAGCATATCCGCTAAGTGCGCTACCCAAACCTAGAAGAAAAGACCCTATACCAGCCCATGGAATTTGCCACTCAGTCCACGGGATGTCCATTTGATCCGCGCCTTAAGTTGACAATCCAAGTAACTAGCGCTGGTACGAATGAAAGAACAATGGCCAAATATAAGATCGTATCTGCATCGTCCACATCGGCAAGACCTGCAATCAACGCAGCTAGCGCTGTTGCAAGCGGCCCCACTGTTTCCGCTGGATGATTCTTGACAATTGAAACTGGTTCCATTTCCCTCCTTTCACCAGAGCGTCGTATCTCCGCTTTTTCTTTCAACCGGGCCTCTAGGAAGAAGTGTTTCATCGCCATAATGAATCGCATTGTGAGTTTGAAGCGATGTGGTTATCAGAAACTCAGGATTGAGAATAAAATCCCCGCCATGTCTGATATCATCTATTGTCACAGGATTCATATGGTGAATCAATAGATTTGCATAAATATCATACCCAGGAATTCCTAAATCACAACCATTATCTCTTGTTATAACAAAGCTGCGAAGTCTCTTCCATTCATTTGAGTGATAAAATCGTTGGTTAAGTAATCTATCAAACCCAAACGTTGAATCTCCGACATTACCTTGTAATCGAAGGTACCAGTATCGTTCTTCAAACGTTTTATGACGACAGAGCTCGGAATATGTTCTAAGCTTCGTCATCGAAGTCAGGAGGAGGTAGTTCTCCCGCATATGACCGCATTGCAGTAAGAGCTTCCATGTAAAGCTCCTCGACACGCTTCTGCGATTCAAGCGCATCGATCTTAACGCGTGTCAGTTCGTTTTCATGCTCGAGTCTCTCTTGTTCGAGACGTTCACGAGTTGAACCAAGCTTGAGAAAATGTGTAATGACCTGCGACGAGGCTGTGCCAGAACGAATCTGTTGTTCCGCAAGGTCAACCGCCTGAGAAACCAGCTGGTGTTCACGACCTTCAGGAGTTGTCGCGGGTCTGCGGGGAGTTTTGTCCAGCTTTACTTTTCTTTTCCTCGCTGGCACACGACCTCCTTCCTACATTGGTGTAAGTTCGAGCACCTTACCACCTAGTTTTAACCCCCAGAAAGTAAAGTGTTTTTCCCAAAATATCCCCCGGGGAAATTTTTGGAAGCCGGGCGATGAAGAGAGGGGGGTTTTTATACGACCCCTCCCCCCCTACTTAACAATCGAATCTCTCGTATCATTCTTGGAGACCTTGATCCATTTACCAAGAACATTTTCATTTACAATTTCATCGATTGCATTCTGAATAGCCAATGCCTGGTCAGGTTCTGATAAATCACTTGACACATTAGCTATTCGATCCAGCATACCGGCTGTGTTGTAACCTTTCATTGTATCGTAAGCTAACCACTCATCGAACCTAGTGAAAGGATCGAATGGATTGTCAACTGTTGTCAACATGTACTCAACCATTGATACCTTCTTTGAGTGTAGTCAGTCCAACACCCAAATGATCTGCTACTTCCTGCTGTGTGTATCCAAGGTCCAGCATACGTTGAGCCTGAGCTATCTTACTGCTTGTCATCTTGGGATGGAACTTAGGCACAGCTAACTTCTTAACATTATCTGTGTTGGCGTTGTTAAGTATTCTTGTTAGCTTATGGGTACTGATAGCACCTGCTTGAATAGCATTCCACTCTGCCTCTGTGATAGTGACCCGGTTCTTATAGGCACCTGTTCTGAGGCGGGCTTCATTCAGTGCTATAGTTCCAATCTTCTTAACATCTTCAGGCTCCATACCAGGGTTGGCCTGTCGTTTCATGGAGACCTGGTGGTTTGCTAGGAGCTGGGCTTGTCTTTCGAGGGGCGCATTCTTTTCAGCTATGTTTAGTTTCGCATTGAGGGATGCTACCTCATTTGCATACGTCTTCTTTGCAGAGGGGGAGTAAGGAATCGACTTGGTATTGACAGCTTCTTTTCGTGCCGTGTTAGCCAAGGCCTTAAGCTTAGCAGAATGGTTAGCATAAGTGATTTCCATCTTCGTACCAGAAGAAAGGCTAAATGGATCCTCAGTCTCGGCCAGCTTCTGAGATCGGATCTTCTTGACCTCGAGCTCACCGGTCTTCTTGTTAGGAACCATACGTCCAGTTAATTCATACATCTTACGACCAGTAACTGGATCGATCTTAGGATTCTGCTTTCTTTCAGGAACATAGATGGGAGACTTTGCTCTACTGATTAGAGTAGCTGCACCAGTTCCTTTTCTCCCGGGTATTGTCTGGTACTTCTGCTTCAGAGCAAGGATACCGTTATCTTTTTCAGACTGCCGGTAATCTAGCTGATGCTTCTCTGCATCAATAGCCACCATTGAATGTCTGACAGCTCGAGCAAGTTCGCTTGAGTTGGCGCCATGAAGAGACATGTCTGTGATCAGATTGGAAACCTTGCCCATCTCTTGCTGCTTCTGACCATTAGTAACTCGTGGAATGTTCGACCCCTCAGGAATCTTATAGACCATCGGATCAAACCCCTTGAGTTCTTCAAGGGCGGGGGTTGTTTTTACAGACTTGTTTTTGTTCGAGATAACAAGAACTGTATCGCCATCGAAATCCGCACCAGACAAATGCTCTGCCACTCGATGATTAACTCCGACCGCATCCATGTCTGGACTTGGCGGCATCAATTTTCGAGCTTCTGGATTTTTATTGTTTACCGTCAATTCTGGAATTTCGAACGTGCCGCCATGAGGATAGCGAATAAGAACGACTCGTTCGCCATTCCTAAAACTAGGCGCATAGATTTCGTTATCCTTCATTGACGGAACAGGAAGTAGAACTCGACTTGCTGTCCTTGGTAGAGCAGCTGCTTTCATATGTACAGATGCAGCATCGGTTTCATCAGCAAACTTTAGAAGCAGATCTTTACGAACGGTTGGGTTGGTCAGAGCGTTAAGCTCGTTGAAATCTGTAAGACGACGTTCCATCGTCAAATCCAACTGCTGCTGAGCAAGAGTGACATCCTGCTTAGACAACACTTGGGTAGACAGATTCTTCGACCAATTGTCCCAAGCACCTTCTTCGCCAGCGCCAAGCTTGGTACCGACGATGTTCATCGCTGATGTAACTTTGCCATCTTCGCCATGGACCTGATGAATGATGGATCCAAATGGGCTATCCGGATCATCCGCTATTTCTTTCATAGCGTCTTTCTTCCTACCGGTACTAGACTTGTTTGTGTTGAACATAAGGTCTGTACCTTCAGGAAGATCATCTTTGTATACTGCCATGCCTTTCAGATAATGTGTCCCGTCAACCAGAACACGAACCTGAGCATAGTTTCTACTCCCAATAGAAAGATCCTTCACACCAGGACGAACATAGATCACACCATCAAGCTTATCGCCACCAGTCTCCTTGTAGTTAACCGCGATTCTCTTCGAGTTAACTGAAATAGGAGGCTGAATTTTCAAATAGCTTCGACCGTGATCTTCTGAGTAAGCCTGAATCTGTTGAATTAAATGTCGATTTCTCTGTGCATATTTGAGATCAATCTCAGGCTTTGCCAGTACTTTCATAGTCGTATACTGACCTGTGCCAAGCTGCCGAATCTTAATGTTGAAAACGTTATAGCCTTCTTCTTTCAACATAGCAACGGCAGTTTGAAGACGAGTTGTTGTAACAGCAAGCTGTGCTTCGACACCTTTTCCGATGTCGACCATACTCTTCTTGTCTACCTCATCTTTTAGTTGATTCGCTGTAACATGAAGAGCGTTAGCTTTGTCCTTTTCGCCAGGAGCAAGGTAATGTCGAACCGAGGATTCATTGATACCCATACGAGCTGCGATTGCCGTATTTGACCAACCTCGTTCTTTATACCCTTCAATCTGACGAATAGTGCTCTGCTTTTGCTGCTGACCAGCGATGGACTTGGCAGCACGAAGTTCAGTTGTCGTGATTCCAACACCTCGAGCAATCTCAGCTTCGGACAGCCCTTCTTTTCGAAGACCATCCACGTAAGAGAGAAAGTCTCGATTGCGCCGATCTTGCGTACCACCGGATCCCCAAGGATATCGACCCGACTTTCGAAGGATGCCGTAATGCGCGAGATGTTCTTCTTGTGTACGAATCACGTTTCCTCCTCCAATCGTCGATGGGTCAGAATCTTATCGAAGTCACGAATCC